TATCAAACTGGGTATGTTGCAAATACAAGTGGTGCACAAACAAACCATGACTGTAATGCAACTTCACCAGTAGTAAACGGAGACTTAGCATAATGGCAAGTGAACTTAAAGTAGATAAATTTACAGGTGTAACCACAGCAGGTTCTATAGATGTTGTCGGTGAAGGCAATAGTACAACAACTAATCTGCAACAAGGATTGGCTAAGGCATGGCTTAGTATGAATGGCACAGGAACAATAGCTGTTCGTGATAGCTTCAACATGACAGGTATTACTGACCAAGGCACAGGTCTTACAACTGTTACAATAGCTAATAATATGAGTAGTGCTGAATATTCAGTGGGTGGTGCATCTGGTACTTTTATTGCTAATAGTGATAATGTTAGATTTGGTTTATCAACCGAAGCTGAACCACCCACATCAACTTTGTTTAGAACTATTACTAGAGAAGCAAATGATGATACTAACAGAGATGTAACCTACTCATTTGCACAAGTATTTGGAGACCTCGCATAATGGCAAGTATATTAAGAGTAAACACATTAACAGATGCAAGTAGTGGTAACTCTACTGCTGTGGCTACTATTAATCAGGGTACAACAAAGGCTTGGATAGCTCACTCAGGTTATAGCACACCTACCGCAGAAGACAGTTTTAATCATGCTTCTTTAACTGATGTAGGAACAGGCAATTATAAATATAACTTTACAAATAATTTTAGAGCAGCCAAGTCTTATACAAACTCTGGAGGTATGGCTCACGATTCAGATCAATTAGGCACATACGCAAAAGTTATTAATCCAATTAACACTGCGGATATAAAAACATCTAGCGTTGAAGTTTCTGCAACTTATGTTGGAGGAGGGACTGAAGCTGCAGGAGTATATGATTATGATAATGTTTATCATAGTTCTTTAGGAGACCTAGCATGACCAAAGCAGCAGAATTAGCAAAGATGGGTGAAGTCTTAACCAATTCACAGATTGGTGGGCGAAGGAATATTATCATCAATGGTGCAATGCAGGTGTTTCAAAGAGGTACAAGTTTTACTTCAGTCTCAAACACTGCATATCATGCAGATAGATTTGAGCTATATATGCAAAATGAAGCAAGTGTATACACAGTTACACAAGATAGCGATGCACCAAACGGATTTGCAAATTCTTTAAAACTAGATGTAACAACTGCTGATACTTCAATTGCTAGTAACGAAGAAGTAAAGTTGTTTCATAAATTAGAAGGGCAAGATTTACAGCAATTAAAAAAAGGTACTTCAGATGCAGAGCAAATGACTTTATCTTTTTATGTTAAAACAAATAAAACTGGCACTTACTGTGTTGAGTTATATGACAGAGATAATAACAGAGACGTATCTGCAAGTTACACAGTATCAGACACTGGTTGGAGTAGATACACTCTTACATTTCCTGCTGATACTACTGGTGCTTTTGATGATGACAATGCAAGTTCTTTAGAAATACAGTTTTGGCTAGTTGCAGGGTCAGCAGTACAAGGTGGTACATTAAATACATCTTGGAGGTCAGCAGCAGATGGTTCAAGTGCAACAGGTCAAGTAAACTTTTCAGATAGTACAGATAATAATTGGGCAATAACTGGCATCCAACTAGAAGTAGGCGAACAAGCCACACCATTTGAGCATAGGTCATATGGGGAAGAACTAGCTTTGTGTCAGAGGTATTACTGGAGAAGTACTGGAGCTAATTTTCACGCTATTGGTTCTGGTCTATGTCAAAGTAGCACTGAAGGGAGAGCAACTATTCCAAATCCTGTTGATATGAGAGCATTACCTACATTAGGAGTAGGTGGCACATTATCAGGAAATGTTGCTGCGTCAACACAAGATGTTACAAGCATTGGTTCTAGTTGGTCTGGAAAACGAGCTAATATGGTAGGTTTTGCTATTACAGGAGCTAGTTTGGGTGCTGCTTTTATGATTCACCATAAGGATAACACATCTAACTATTTTGATGCAGATTCGGAGTTATAACAATGAATAAAATGAATGTTACATCAGCACAATACATTGCAGACGAAGGTACTAATATTTGTATCCAAGCAACCATTGGTAGTCGAGAACTATCAGTTCCACTAGACCCTGCCAACAGACACTACCAAGCAATCCAAGAATGGGTAGCTGAAGGCAACACAATAGAGGATGCTGATTGATGTTAGGTGCATCTGCTCTATCTGAATACGCTCTATCGGATCAAAGTATTCTATTAGCAGGTATATCCGAAATGAGTGGTATTGCATCATCTGCAAATGCAGGTGTGGGTATCATGTCTGGTGTCTCTTCTATGAGTTCGACTGCCACTCAAACATCAACGGCTATTTATATAAGTGCTGGAGCTAATGCTGATCTTGACTTTAATTTTACAGAAACATCTGTTGGGACAAGAGTAAGGTTGGCAGATGCAACACTTGAGCCACAATTTGAAGTGGGAACAGACGCTAATTTTACAGCTTCGGCTTCAGTATCTAAAACAACCGTGTTTACTCAAACAACTGAAGGTGCTATTTTATATATTAATATACAACCTGCGGACAACGAAACATATACAACAATCAATCCTTCTGGAGATGAGATTTGGACAGAAATAGAAGTATGAGGTAACAATGGCAAGCACATATACAAGTAATAGTGGTTTAGAAAAGATAGGGGCTGGCGAACAAGCTGGAACCTGGGGTATAACCACTAATAATAATTTAGATATCATAGATAGAACGGTAAATGGAGTTCTTACTTTAGCTATTACAGGTGCGACTACTTTAACAGCAACTGATGGTACATTGTCTAATGGACACTATAAAATTGTTATTTTGTCAGGAACTCCAGCAGGTGCTTTTGATGTAACAATAGCTCCCAACGATCAACAAAAATGGTATATATTTAAAAATAGCAGTGGTCAAGCAGCCACGATTAAACAAGGTGGTGGATCAGGTACAACTGTAACAATAGCTAATGGTGCAACAAACATTGTGTACGCCGATGGTTCAGGATCCAATGCCAATGTAGCTTTAGTTCCAACTGATCTCGTTAATGATACAGCACCACAACTTGGTGGTGACTTAGACACGAATGGTAACGCTATTTTGTTTGGCTCTAGTAAATGGTCTATTGAATTAGATACTGGAGACAATGATTTACTTTTCAAATATAATGGAACAACAGTCTTTAAACTAGCATCAAGTGGTGCCGTAACATCAGCAGATAACATAACAGCTTTTGGAACTCCATAATGACTTTAGCGGCTTCGGGTGCAATATCAGCTTCAGACATAAGAACTGAATTTGTTGGTGGCAGTGGAGCCGTTGACATGGCTAGTTATTATCGTGGAGCCAATACAAATGTTAAGTCTAACGCTGCAAATAACACAGCAACTAATTTAGCGGCAAATGTTCCTACAAGTGGAGCAATAAGTTTTAATGATTTTTATTCGCAAGCCAAAGGATGGCAAAAAACTTTTTCTTCAGATGCCTCTCAACAATCAGGCACAGGTATTTTTGGAGACGATTATTCTGTTGATTACCCTAAAACTATAGTCATAAATTCAGGTGTATCAGTCTATAGTAGCTCTTCTAGTACACCAGCCTTGGATTTAACAACTGGTGGTGCGGGTACTATTACAGTGAATAATTCTGGTAATTTATATGGGCAAGGTGGTGCCGCTCAAACGGATGGTGGTACGGCTTTAAAAGCAGACGTTAGTATTAATGTAATAAATAATAGTGGAGCTAACATTAAAGGTGGTGGTGGAGGTGGCGGAAATGGTGGTGGAGGTGGTGTCGGTAGTCAAGCAACCGCTGCTCAGATATCAAGTGTTGTGGATAAAGTAGGTGATAAACCAGACTTTGTTCCTTATTCTGTTCTAACACAATTTGGACCAAGAGCATGGTCTGGTATAGGAAGTGGCGAATGGGGATTGAATGTTCAACAAGGAACTTCTGTAACATCAACCATCTCTAATAGAGGCCCAATGTGGTATTCCTTTCAAGTTAATACAGCAGCAGAATATTCTTTGTCTTCTTACATAAACGATCCTTTTCCAGAAGATGGTCAAACTGGTCATCGTGGAACACCTGTAGTTAATATAAGTACATCAGAAGATACAAAAAGTGTTGGTCAAGGTGGGGCTGATTATGGCAGTGGATTAAGTTGGAGTGGTGTAAAAGCTAATTTAGCTGCAAATACCACTTATTATTTTTGTAATTATACTCAAGGTCCATATGGGTCATCTACTCCAGACGGATCCTTTTTTTATAATAATATGGGAACAACATTGAATCTTAGTGTGAACACACCTTCCACAGCAGGTACTGGAGGTGCGGGAGGAATTGGTCAAGGTTTTCAACAGTCGGCAACAAGTGGTGCAAGTGGTGCAAGTGGTGGAACTAATGCAGGTACTGGAGGAGCAGGAGGAAATGGTGGTGCATTAGGAGCAGCAGGAACAAATGGAGCAACGGGTACAGATGGTTCGGGAACCACTATTTCTTATCCATCAACAGCACCAACAGTTGGATCAGCGGGAACTAATGCAGGAGCAGCAGGGTATTACATTTTAGGGCAAAGTAATGTATCATTGACAAACAATGGAACAGTAGCAGGGAGAATAGCTTAATGCCTATAACTAAGTTAAAATTTAAACCTGGTATTGTTTCTGACATAACATCTGAAAGTAATGAAGGTGGTTATGTTAATGGTGATAAGGTAAGGTTTAGATTTGGCTTCCCCGAAAAGATAGGTGGTTGGTCTAAATATAGTGAAAACACTTTTCAAGGGTCGGCAAGACGGTTGCATAACTGGGTGGCTTTAGACGGCTCAGATTTTATGGGTGTGGGAACTCATCTTAAATATTACATAGAAGAAGGTCAAACCTTTAATGATATTACACCTATCAGAGCAACAACATCTGCTGGAGAAGTTATTTTTAGTGCGACAGATGGATCAACAACCATAACTGTAACAGACACGGCCCACGGTGCAAATGAAAATGATTTTGTTACTTTTTCGGGAGCAGTTACTTTAGGTGGCGATATAACAGCCGATGTTCTTAATCAAGAATACCAAATTACAAGATTGATAAGTTCCAACTCTTATGAGATTACTTCAAGCATAGCAGCTAACGCATCAGACACAGGTAATGGTGGTGCGAGTGTTGTTGGAACATATCAAATAAACACAGGTCTTGATGTGACCGTAGGTGGAACTGGTTGGGGTGCAGGTCAATGGAGTGGTACAACTTCTAGTGCTTTGGCAACACAGTTAAATGAAGCTCTCGATGCAAGTGAAACAGATGTTGACGTTGATGATGAAACAGGTATGACCACAGAAGGAGATGTTATTCTTGTAGGTAATGAATTGATGAGGGTAACAGCATCAGCCGATGATAATACAATGGTTGTAACTCGTGGACATAGTGGCACGACTGCCACGACTCATGCAGACAATACTCTTGTTAGATTGGCTTTAGGCAACGAAGATCCAGAGAATGATTTTATTGGATGGGGCAATGCAGCGAGTGTCACGGTTCCCGGTGCACAGATTAGGTTGTGGTCGCATGATAACTTTGGAGAAGATTTAATAATTAATCCAAGAGATAGTTCTTTATATTATTGGGATAAGTCAAATGGTCTAGGGACGAGAACAGTTGAATTAAGTACTCTTGCAGGTACAAAAACAAGTGTACCTCAAAAAGCTAAACAGATACTTGTATCTGACCAAGACAGACATGTTATTGCTTTTGGATGCGATGGATTAAATACAAGTAATACAGCAATTCAAGGGAACGGGGTACAAGATCCACTGTTGATTAGATTCTCATCACAAGAAAATCCTCTTGAATGGTTTCCAACAGCTACCAATACAGCAGGTGATTT